GGCCCTAAAGGGCCTTTATTACTGCACCTACATGCTCCGCAATACTGCACTAGTGCAGTAATAGTTATTGCACTAACTCTAGAATGGCTCATTTGTCACCTTTTTGCTGAATAAGCCATCGCTAGCCTCTTCGATTAAACCGTCAGCTTTGGCCCGCTTAACGCGTTCCTTTGCTTGCCGTTCCTGTAGCCCAGTGGCCTGCTGTACAAATGTAACAACTTGGGTGTACTTAGCCCCTTCAGGTAGCTTGGCCCAATCGATCGTGGACGCCCTACGGCCCACTGACTTTTCGGGCGCTCCAACCTCAATCCACGCCATCCCCTTGTCGGCATGCTTGAGGTGAACCAGCGGCTGCGTCTTGCTGGCAATTAAATCGCTTGCAGTTACGCCAGAACGCAATCCAGACCGCTTTCCGCGCTTGGTTACTTCCAGCTTGTAGGTGTACGTGCCTTGCTCGTCCTGGCCACAAGGCGACAGCATTAAAACGGCTCTGGCCCAATTCGTCAGCTCGCTTGAACCAAATCCGCTATACGCCTTGTCGTGCCCTTGGTAACCGCTTCCGTCCCGTGTTGGCTTTGGGGTATGGTGCATAAGCATCCAAGCAAATCCGCCAGATAGGGCGAGCGGGTTAAGCAAATTACGCAAAAAGCCACCGGCAGTCTCTTGGCTAGATAAGTCGCCACCGATAAACGCCAGCAACGGATCTACCCATGCTAAATCAGGCTTATGCTTATCACCTAGGCGACGCATCCTATCGACGAACCGCTCCCCCGTGGACGTGCAGTCACGCACAATCACAATGTTTTGCTTTACCAGTTCCAGCTCCTCTGCGGTCAGATCCAGCGCCCTTAGAATGCCCTGCAACGCCTCTGCCACGTCGCCCTCATCGTTCTCAGCCTGCACGATTAGCGACTTCAACGGCTTGCCGTGTGGCGATATGCCAAACAGATCACGGCCGGCCGCCCATGTAATTGCGGCCTGTAAGCACAGCACGCTCTTGCCAAGGCCACTGCTACCAACCCACAACGCCGAGCCGCCACGACAAATCCAGCGTTTGCCTAGTAGCTGGGTTGGATCTTCAATTTCCTTAAAATTAAGCAAATCGTCCCACTTGTACGGCTTAGGAATATCTCCGTAGATCGTGCGCTCCTGCCATTCCATGTAACTTAAAGTAGGTGCGCCACACTCGACCAGCTCCTGCTGTAATCCTGTGGCCGTCCTCATCGCACCAGGCAACCGCGACAAACGGCCTGCGTCCTTGTTGGCCGGATCGGGCTTACTGTGCTCTAGGTGCTTGTAAATAAAGTCCACACGTTCAGCGAACTCCTTGGCATTGGCTGCCCTGATCTCCACCCATGCGTGCAGGCTGCGTGATCCGCTCTTTATGATGGACGACGTGGGCAACCCACTGCGCTTAATAATCGCCCACTGTTCGGCCATCGTGCTTTCATCGAACTCAATTAGGCAGTGGCGGTACTTTACGATCGATTCCGCCTTCCGATTCTTTCCGTTGTTAGCGTTAATCGACACATAGACGCCCACTGCATCGCCTTGCCACTCCTTCAATCCGTCGCCCTTAAACAGCTCTAGCCATTCCTCTCGGCTTCTTGTCTCGCCTGCGCCGTCGGGCCGCTCGCGGTCGCCGTCCTTAATTGATCGACATATATTGATCTGATCGCCCACGTCAAAACAGGTAGTCAGAAACTTATCTACCGGCCCGCTTTCCACGCTTATCGGCATCGGCGGCACTGGCAGATCCTCACGAACGATCGCCCCGTTCTGATAGGCATACTTGGCCTTCGGCCTCCACGCCTCCCTGGCTGGTTTGCTAAATGCAGATCTAACCGCACTGACGGCCTCGTTCTGGGATAGCCCTACTTTAAATGCCCACTCCTCTGCGTTAGTCGTTGCGTCGAACTCTGTCAGCCCTTGGTCGCGCCATTGGCAGGCCAGTTTAAAGAGCTGTGTGTTGCGCTCGCCTTCAGCAGCTCCGTTGCGGTGAATGGCCTCGATTGCGGGTGGGAGTGGTGCGATCATTTTTTGACCAACCCTTCCAACGCTTTCTTAATCACGTACTCAATCACTGCCTCTTGATCTTTCTTTAACTGCTTCAGCCCAAATGCGTGCAACAACTTGGCCGTCTTAGCGTCATAGGTTACGTCGACCAGAACCTGCTTCGGCGCAGGGCGTGCTTTGCCAAAAGTAATTTTGCCTAGATCCTTCATTTGCGTTTGCTCCTCTTTTTGCGTGGCTTCACTTCCTTCCAAATCTCAAAGTCCTTGTCGCACTCGACGGACAACAACATCAGCCGCTGATACAGCCACCCGCCCCAGCTCCACCGAGCAATCGTGTGGCTGACCATGTCTCCTAGGTAATAAAATATAATTGAAAGCAGTTTCATTTTTTGGCCTCCATCGCCTTGGCCTTATAGCCCTCGGCCTGCTTCAGCATTTCGGTTGCCATAAGAACGGCCAGATCCAGCCGAGTGCGTACTGCGTCGTACTGCTTCTTTATCAAATTCTTCTTCGCACGTTCGAGCACGGCGAGATGCCAGGTGAGACGCTTTACGCTCATACAAAATTAAACTGCGGATGGATGTCGAATGATTCCCTGGGTGTTCTTCCAGCGGATATATTTGCTGCCACAGAATGCTGGCCAAGCTCGTAGGTAAGAATTGCGTGACAGTTTTTACAAACTACATCGCATTTTTTTATTTCGTTGTTCAGCTTTTCAAGTGAATAGCTTGAGCAATTTGATATATTGAACTTTTTGATTTCGTCGTGTCTGTGATGAAAATCCAACTGTGGGCCTTTAAGGTTTTTGTTTCCACATTTTTGGCATCCTTGGCTTTCCTTGTATTTTGTTATGTAGGCGATGCGTTGCTTGTGTTTTTTACTGCAATACGACCGCCTATCTCTCGGAACCCAGCTCACCACTGCCCCATTCCCCACCGCATCCGATTATTTCGGGCGATGATCACTTGTTCGGCGTACTGCTCCGGCGTGTAGGTGCCGATGATGCGGCCGGAGAACATGGCTAGGAGATCGGCTAGGCTCACAGCACCGCCTTGGGCAGCGGCCCCGCCAGCTTATAAACGTACTTATTGCGATCGTATTCCAGCGGATAGCCAAAAAAATCACGCAGCAGATCGATGTCCCGCTGGATGGTCTTGTAGCTACATTCGAGCTTAACGCCCAACCTAGCACAGCTAGGCAGCGTTAGATCTCGGCGCAGCATGCCAGCAATCACGCCCAAGCGGCGAAACGTCGGCCGTGTATCGCCAAGGCCAGCGGCGCGATTGCGTTTAGATGCGAACGTGGCGGCTCTGGTACTCACTTCATCACCTCCACCATCGCCACCTTCGGCAACCGCATCGCGTTAAACTGTTTTTCGCTGGCGGCAAACACGTCGATCACCGGCAACTTCCCACCGCTCGCCTTCTTGCTCTTTACTGCCGTGCCCGTATCTACAGCCACCCACTCGCGCTTTCCGCCCATCACGCGAATCTTTGACCACAGTGGAATGATGTCTGGATCGACGGCGCAGTGGCGACCAGCACGCAACCTGGTGCCAGTGCTCGATTGATAGCGACTGCTCCATTCATCCTCACCCGGCCAGTATCCAGTGATGCGAACTTTGATTTTCTTCACGTTGATCTTCTTTGCGAGGGGGCGCAGATCGATTAAGGCGTTACTTAGCTTTGTGGTTGTAAAGCCAAGCAGAGCGATGATTGAAAGCAGTGTCCTCATAGCCCGCTCCTAATGCGATCGATCAGATCGTTCTCGCGTCCTTCGGCGGCCGCCAGCGCAGCCTTGGCCTCCGCCAGCTCACGGGCCAACGAGCGCACGCGGTTAAGCAACTGCTCGTGGGTAGATTGTTCTGGGAGCACTTCAATCACAGCGCACCTCCCGCGGATCGTACTTCTTAAGCCAACGCCACACCTTGCAGATCGACGTGAACGCCTCAAACGCTTGGGCAACTTGCTCGGCTGTGTATTTGATGTCCTGCAACTGGCCGGTGACTGGATCGATCAGAATGTTCCGGCACGCCATGCCTTCATCCGTAAAGGCGTACGCGTAGGCGGACAGTTGGAGCAAATCAGTTTCATAGCCGGTGGCTTTCGAGATGCCTTTTGCATCCGTCTTAAATTTGCGGGTCTTAAAATCCACCACCTCGATCTCACCGTGAATATCGCAGATTAAATCCACTCGCCCTGCGTAGCCTTCGGCCTCGTTGACCAACACAGCCTCATTGACGTGCACTTTTGAAACACAACACTCCCGCCACTCTTTCAGACCCGCATAGTGTTCCTCATAGCCTTTGATTAAGTCGCCCGGATCCTCGCGGTTGATTATAATTTCAGCCAGGGAATGAATGTGCGTCCCGCGGGCAGCGGCGGCCTCCACCTCCTTGCGGCTGTCTGCTAATGCCCGCTTTGCAAAATCAGCCAGCGACTCGCCTTCAATGCCTGGCAAAGAAAGCGATGCCGCCATCGCCTGCTCGACTTGCCAATTTATCAGGCCAGTTTTTTGCGGGCCAGCGGCTCCAAGAATTGTGGTGACAGATGGGAACGCACCCACCTTCCGGGCGGATCGAAGATCACCGTGGCACGACTCGCCTGACGGCAAGTAATAGTGCGACGATTCCGTCTTTGCCGTGGCAATAAGCGCAGCCATTACTGCCAATCCTTAATTAGTCGCATGGTCATTAGAGCCAGCACGACTGCTGTGGTTGGGAATACAATTTGAACTACTAAAGTTAGGATTTCCATATTGGTTTCTTTCTGGCCGAGGTGGGGATTGCCCACCCCGGCCAATTACTCAGAACGGCACGGGTGTTCCGTCGGCATCTAGTTCCACAACGGCTGGTTTTGTTGCGCCCGAACGATTGCATTTCCGGACGAAGTCTTTGTCGACTTTCACTTTGTTAGCTCCGGCAGGCAGCACCGCCTGCACGTTTGCGTATGTAGAGCCATCACGCTCCGCATGTGTCACAAGGATCTGGCAGGGCTTACCTATTAGGGTCTCCAGATCCAGATTCTGCGGTGGTGCCTTTTTGGCGTACGATTTCAGATCTTTGAACAGAGCCGCTTTCTCATGCAGGCTCAGTCCATAACGCCGGCCGATGGTGAACGGCCGCCCGTCCTCCATCTTTTCAGCGATCTGCCAGACCAACCTGATCTGGTGCTTCTTTCCATACTGCGTTTCCACCACGCCGAGATCCTCAACGTCGCAGAACACTGCGTCGTGATTCCCTTCAGGTGGGGGGGTGTATGTTCCACCTCTGCTTGCTACTATTGGCATACTAGGATTTCCTTTCTTGGTTTCTTTGTTTTTGTTTCTTGGATTTGCGATTACTCGTCATCGCAAAAGTCATTGTTGTTGTGCGGTTGGTTAAGGTCTTGGAACTCGCGGTCGGCCAAGTGCCACGCGATCTCATGCTTGCGGGCCAAGTCTTTGGCTTGCGCTAAGTCGCCGCGATTAACTGCTTTCACAACTCGCTCGGCTGAGTTGCGACAGGCCATCACTTCAATGTTTTCGATTAGGCGGAATTTCGTTAGGTCGGTCATAATTAGCCCCGCCGGTTGTTGCCGTAGTAATCGGCGAAGCGTTGGAAGTCGTAATCGGAGTCACGCTCCTCGCGCTCGTAAGCCTCAGTTTCGTAATCTGGCTTATCGTTGTTAAATTCGGTTGGCTCTTTTGGTTGGCTCATTTTGTTTTATCCTTCATCGACAAGCGGAATGATTTGGCAGTCATCGCCACTGCTTCAGCCGTCAGGCACTTGGTTGTAAAACGCCAGATGCGCCAGCCCAGGTCGGCGGCTGCTCGGTACTTCTCACAATCTTTCACCATTCCCATCCCCCGCCCGTGACGGCCGCCAAACGGTAGGAACGCACCACCGTCCAGCTCGATCGCACAGCGGGCGGATTTGCAGGCGTAGTCGAAACGCCATTTGCGTGTCGGGTGAAACGTGTGCTCGGCCACCAGCTCCGGCCCGCCAGCTACTTTCCACAACACTAGAAATTTACTGGCTAGTGCGCTCACGATTGCGCCCTCTTGAGCAGGCTTGCCACCACCTCTTGAATGCCGTCTAGGTCATTACGTAGCTTGCGGTACTTGGTTTGGAGATCGATTAAAGCAGTCGTCTGCGAGAGCTGAGCCGATCCGTAGGATTGCGAGACAGAGATCGGCAGAATGCCCTCTGCTTCAAGGTCGCGAACAGTAGCCGCAGGCGGATAGAACGCCCCGGCCACGCCGCCTTGGTTTTCAGGTGCGGGGGCACCGTTTCCCTTGGCGTAAATCATCTGCCCTCCCTAAAGAATCGACGCATTTGATCGACTACCCACCCAAAGACGAGCACGGCCACGGTTAGCCCAGCAATTCCAGAGCCTACGAATAAAGCCCAGCCAGTGATCAGCATGGATACCTGGGCAAGATCCCGCATAACTTCCCACGAGATCATTTGCTGGCCTCGTGCTGGGCGTGCCACATGCGGCACACGGCGGGGTTAGGGTGATAAACGAACGCGTCTGGCGTTAAATCGTACCCGCCCCGCGAATTTAAATTTAGTTGTTGGTAGTGAGCCTTTTTAGGCTCAGTTATTACCGCCGTGTTACCGTTTCGGCGTAAGTCGTTGTAGTGATAAGCATCGGACGGGGTGGGATTTGAACCCACGGATTTATTTCCTCCTTTGTTTTGATGTATTATGCTTTGCATGGTTGCTGTGTGTTATTGCTTTAAACTGAGCAAATGTTACCCTTGTAACTGTGGCATACTCTTACGTTAAAAAAGGAAATCCTTGGTTCTATATTCGTTTTAAAGATCCCACCGGCAAGTGGCGCACTAAAAGTACCCGCTACCGAATCGACAATACCCTCCACCGTGCGAAGGCAACGGCCGAAGCCGCTCGACTTGGCGTTAATGAAAAAACAAAAGATTGCGGCCACGATTGGGTTGAGGATTTGATTGAAAATCACCCAGTTTCCCCTCTGACAAAAGTGTATTACCGAAATTGCTGGCGTCATCTTGCTCGTTTTATTAGTGAGAAAAAAATAACCCTGCAAGCGTTTTCTCCATCCGATTGTGAAATTTATTTGAAATGGCGCCAAAGCCTTCCCCGCACGTCGGGCGGTAAGGCTGGACGCAACCAAGCGTGCCAAGACCTCAAGATTCTTAAATGGATTCACCGCCAAGGCAGACTGCTTGGCAAGATGGATTCTGTAGCCCTTCTGGATTACAGAATTAAGAGAGGGCCGATCTCCCGCGTTAAACCCATTTTTTCGGATAATGAAGTTAAAATCACCCGGAAGGCTCTGGCCGTCGACGGTGTGCCCGAATGGATGCGAATCAGCTTTGAGATCGCCTTGGCCACGGGGTGCAGATTGCGTGAGACGCAGATTCCCTTGCAATGCGTCGACCTGAAGAATCGCATCCTTACGTTCCCCTGCCCCAAGGGTGGCACCGGCAAATCGTTCAGCATTCCCATCCCGGCCGCCATCGAACCCATGCTTGCCAAGATGAAGGCCGAGGGCCGCGAGATCACTTGCGAAGTGCCACGCACGCGAGCCTCTCTTTGCTGGCGTAGGCTCTTGGATATATGCGGGCTTAAGCGTCACTGCTTTCACTCCCTGCGTGTAACTCGTGTAACCAGGCTTCGGCTTTCAGGGTGTTCGCAATCTGTCGCCATGCGACTCGTGAACCATTCTTCGACTCTAGTTCATGAACTTTACCAGCGGCACTGTGTAGACGACTTGCGCGATGCTGTGAATTTAGGCCAATCGTCTGCATTATCCGCCAGCGATCAAAGTCACTCGGAATTACCTTACCCGCGAGCAGCGGGAATCCAGGCAACGCCTGCATTTGCTTAATCCTCACGTAACCCAGCCCGTAAGCGGCGCCTAATTGGCGAAGGGAAAGAGCTTGGTTCTGCTGACGCAGTTTCATGGCAATATCGTTGAGACGCCCCAAGCTCATAGAGGTACTATTGCTTATCCTTTTCTTCGAGCTGCGCCTCGATGAGTTGCGTGACTAGCTGCGAAAAGGAAAGTCTGCGATCGTCTGCAAGTTTGAATCCAGCCTTCTTCACGTCGAGCGGTAGATAAAGATTGGTTTGCTCATTTTCTACTGCTCGTGCCATAGGCGCACTTTGTGCGCACATTGTAATGCGTCAATAGATTTCTGTTATTTTTTTCTTTAATCTTGCATTGCGCACAACTAGCGCATATTATGCGTCAATGAATAAGCAGAGAACGAACATTTACCTGCCAGCAGACATTAAGAGAAAGGCTTTTGATTTGGCTAATAAAGGTGGCTTATCCCTTTCGGCATATATCACGCAGTTAATTCTGCGGGAATGTGCAATCGCGGATGGCAGGATTAAGGGTGAACTTGCTATTTTCACTAAGACTAATAAAAAATAACTAGATGCAACCCTTCTTAATTGTTTGTTTATTCTTTGGACTATGTCCCCTTGCGCACTCTCAAGTAATTAGTGATTCAAAGCAAAAGGTGGGCGGCGGAGGTTATTACACGCGAATAGCCACGGACGGCGAAGTGCGGAGAAGCAAGGATCTGCAACAGACTCCAACCGGGATGACCTCAAAAATGGTATGGGTGACTCCTGGTAAAGTAGCGGCAAGACACAAGGAGGATGGCAAGATCACCCTAGAGATTACTTACGTTAAAAAAACCGATGACGGCGAGGAGGGCACAACCTTACTAGTGGCTGATCATCCAGACGCTGCTTACGTTGCTGTGGGTGAGTCAGCTAGGTGCATTGTAGTACCAGGCCCAATTCACGACGATTTTCAGGGCAGGCGCATTTACTATTTCTTCGACAAAAAAGAGGTCAACAACAACAATTTGCTGCAGTTTAAGGCTCGCCACGCCGACGCCAATTTGGAGTAGCAACCTTATTTAAAGGCGTGAGCCGGTAGTGTGGTATCTTGCGGCAATGGCCTAGAAACTTTTTCCCTTTTGAATCAACGTGAGGCAAGCGGATCACATAATTTTTTTTCTCGGCTCTGCCATCTTTAACCAAATGAGCTAAAAGTTTGTTCGCGTAATTTGCTGACTTACCCCAAAGCTCGGCTATCTGGTTTTTAGTTAGCCATCCATCGGGTACTACCTCCTGCCGATACCCAGCGACATACTCACTCAGGACGGTTGCCCAATCCGACTTTACACTGGGTATCGCCATACGCCTCCTATTGGTGAAAGCACGTTTACCGTGCATCCCTGGCCGCCCTCTACGTACTCGCCCCAGGCTACTCCGTGCTGCCACCTAGTTACAGATCGCTGGCGCCGGGCGTAGTGCATGCTGGGAATATCAGCTAGGCAACCGATCGACCAACCCACGGGTGCGCCAAAACTACGGCCCGCAGTTCGATCTATCCTGTGCAGATGTCCCATTACGATAGGCTTTTGAACCATCTCCACATGATCACGCACCGCGCTGGATTCCGAAAACATATAGCCGTGGCCAAACGCTGTGCCTCCTAGAATGCGCCAGCCTTTCTCTATATCGTAAGGGATATACTGTGCCTTTAGATCCTTGCACATGTTATAGATCTCCGACTTAGCCGACGTGCAGCAGTGCGCCACAATTGCGCTAGGCGAGTACTGAAGAGCCGTTAGGCGGTGCTCATGGTTTCCCTCAAAGATGTAGCGTGGCGCCAGTTCTCGAACGAAATTAACCCCTGCATCAAAATCCTCGCGGATGGACGAACTGCGTTCGGGAGAATCTGGGTCTTTCCTTGCGCTACCCATTAGCCCGGACAGATCAACAAAATCTCCGAGGTGAAGAGTGGTGTCTGGATTCCAACGGCGCTTCATTTCCAGCGCAGCCTTGCAAGCGGCCGCGTTCGCCAGATGTCCGTGGCTACAGCTCACCGCCAGCCACCGTTTCCACTTGCGAACGATCATTTCTTATCAGCGGCCGACGGGAATCCTTCCAGCACGGCTAGAATCTGACGGCAACTTTCCCGTGATTGTGCCGCAACCACGCTTTCGTCGCTCGCCCCAATCAGTGCAATCTCCGCGATCACGGATAGCTGCATCTTCAAAGTGTGGACGTAGGTACATAGATCGAGCACCTCTTCCCACGCATCTTTCCACACGGGCCTGCGCCACAACGCCCCACCGTGCTCCTCTTGCCCCTTGCGATACTTAGCTTCTAAATCCCTGCTTAAATCACGCACAATACCCGCCAGATGCTTCTCGTGTTCTGGGGTCACCGTGAACTCCACGGCTTGCTATTAACTAGGCTGGTCGCCTTGCTTTGTTTGCGGATGTCCTTGACCACTACTTGTTCCACAGGCTTGCGTGAGATGTCACGCCAGCTCTTGTATTTACTAGATTGCAGGTGGCCTGTTTCCCAAGAGATAGCGGCCAGCTCAAAAGTAACGCCAACGTGCTCGCCAAGGCGGAAAGCCGTTTCGTTTTCCCAATCTGCGAGCCATAGATCTGCGTTTTTGCCCGACTGCTTCAACGGCACCCAATCAAACGCCAGCCCGTAGTTGTGATAGCTTTCCCCTGGCTTGGCTTTGGTCACGATCTTGCTGCTACCGTCCGTCCTTCCTTTCGCATAAAGCGCAGCCTGCTCCTCCATTGTGCGACGGCCGCAGTAGATAAGTGGCTCGATTCTGCTAGTGACCATTTCGTTAACCCAACCCCTCACCTGTTTTTGAAATCTAGCGTCTAACGAATCAATCGCCCGCAGGGTGCGGGAGCTGGCTTCCGCGAGGCTGGTCACTGATTCCTCGCTCGCTCTCTTTCAGTTTCTGCCAAGCTATCAGAAAGCGCTTTGAGCGATTGCGCAAACAGATCTCTGTAAGCCTGCGGGCAGGGTTTGTTTGTTCGTTCGGCCTTGTCCCACTCGTAGATGAAGTAGCTGATCGTGTCCGGGCTTGGCGGCGGGCCGTCCTGCGTTTGCGAGGTTGTCGCACAGGAGCAGAGCGCCAGACTAAGAGCTAGTAGGAGGGCGTTTCGTCCACCAGGCATCTATATCTCTCAATCTTTTGCGACGTTCTAGTTCGATCGCCTCAAAGTTGCGTTGAAGCGGTGATTTACGTTTTAAAAACCAGAGCACAATCCCAATTATCCCGCCCAACGCCGTTAATATACCGGCGATCATGGGCGACTATTTTCGCGAGAATTTACTCAGAAAATCAACTATGCGACCGAGGGTGCGCTCTGGCTCGTCGCCAGGGATAAACGCCGCCACGGCTGCAACGGCTGCCAATAGGGCGGTAAGTGCACCAAGGGCGCCAAGCCAGTCAATTTTAAGTAGTTGGGGGATGATTGTTTCCATGCCCCTAGCGGGGTGTCAAAGGCTGAACCGACGCTTGATCAGCTCCCACGCCGTGCTTACCACTGCCCCGGATACCAGAGCCACTAGCCACAGTTTTGTTTTAATCGTGTGGGCGTCGCGCTCCATGTTAGTTAGACGGCCGTGATACTCGCCCAGGCTGGCTTGCGAGCGTTCTAGTAAATCTAAAATTACCGTCTGGCGGGTTTCAATTCTTGCAATGCTCTCACGGACTAGGCTTAACCGCTCCGAAAGTTCAGCGACTTGGTCGGTGCTCATAGAGTGGCGTTCTCAGCTCCGTCAGCGATCCGCACCCATTCGTTACCCTGGGCGTCCGTCCAGCGAACAATAAATCCTTCTGCCTCTAAAAAGCGCAGGCTGGCAGTAAATTCACGCCAGCCGGGCGTGTTGCGATCGTCGGGCGCAGTCATTCATTTTACCCTGCCCGCATCGGCCGCTGCACCCATGTCGCTATAGCGAGGTAGCTGTTCTTGGATTGTTCCGGTGTCGCCAAAGCAACCGATTAGACATACGGGAAGAAACAGGATCAGAAACAGAGCTACGATGGGCATAGCGACTCTCATTGGATAAATCCGTAGCGGGCTGGCCTTGGCGAAAGAGCAGGGATGAGAGACATTAGATACTACCATCCAATGTTCTTGAATTTCCAGATCCAGAAAATCTTGCCCAATCAATGTAATAATCCCTAGCTGTTGTTCCTGCTGTTTTTAAGATAGAAAAATGAGGACAAACTGCGGCTGATGGAATGTTTGTAGTATGAGTTGCGACAAGCACATTGTTAATTAAGAACTCAACCGAGGTTGTTCCGTTTGCCCTAACTAGAAATGTGTTAAATGCCGCAGTAGATGCGGCAATTCCAGTATCAGTTGTTGTACCAGTAGAGCTATTGTAGGTGTAAGCCTGCCAATTTGCAGATGCGTTACTGTAAAAGAACCCAGCACTTCTTGTGGTTACGCCAGCATTAGCTGATGTACTACTATTAAAACCAAGAAAAACTCTGTATGAGTTTGTTCCGTCGGCCAATGCGTTTAGAATAAATCGAAAGGCTAATGAAATCCTATTCCAGCCAGAAAGATTTATAGATATTGAACCAGCCAAACCGCTTGCACCAGAAGTTCCAGTTGATGTTGTCCCATAATATATTCCATTAATTTGTGAATTCGTATATGCTGGAACATCGGCGTATCCACCACCAGCACTTGTTTGAACAAGAAAAAGACCTTGTGCTTGTAAAAAGAAGTCATCCAATAAATCAAAATCTGATAAATTGTTAAACCAATTTGACTTAGCTTTTGAAAGAGGCATCACCTGCTCCTAGCTAACTTGCGTCACACGAGCCGTGCCAGCCGTGGCAAACACAGCGGAGTGTGTAATAGTTGTCTGGTGGTTCGGCACTTCGTAGTAATCCCCTGCAAATAGACGCACTTGGTAGGCGATGGTAGTGCAAGTTGCCCCTGCACATATATGAAGGTTTCCAGCTCCCTCGTTAAAAATTGTCAGCACTTTCCTTCCCGCATTGAAATTAGCTAACACGGTAGAGGGAGTGGTGCTGGTAAAGTTAGAGGTAGTGACTGCCGTGCCTTGGACGGCAAAGGTGTTAGCGGTGACTGAACCGATCTGGTTTGTTCCAGCGGGGATAGACTGCACTAAGACTGAAATTGTCTCAAGTGCACCATCTTCTGTAACAAGAAATGGGACTGGCTCCCAACTTGAGCCATTATACCATCGACCTTCACCCGCCACCGTGCCAGAGATGGGGAGAGGGTTAGCCCCTGATATTTGACCTCCACCATTTGTTATCTGTACGGGTATTACAAAAGGGTCTGTTGCCGATTGGATTCCTTCATCATAAGCAATAAGTGGTATTTGTAGAGTTGCTGTTGAATTGGCATTTTTGCCAAAAATATTTGCCGTGACTGTGCCAGAGATGGTGGGGAGGGAGCTAACCGTGACGGTGGTGCTGGCGAGCGTTACGCCGTGAGTTGGAACAGATGCTAGTGAAACGGCCTGCGTCGCCTGCCAGAATGTGCCGCTAACGGGCACCGTGCCTGAGATGCTTGCCGTTACAGAGCCAATCTGTGCCGTTCCAGCTCCGATAGTCACCGTTCCACCGCCAATCGTCACCACTCCGATGCGGTTTGTTCCTGTTGGTAGACTGCCCTCTACAATTCCAACTGGAACCCAAGTTTGACCTTGAACAAATGCTTGTCCTCCTACGCTTTTTATATTAACGGCAATGTCTGAATTTCCGCCACTATACACCGCCAAGGCCGAGGTCAAGTTTGATGCGGTAACAGACCCGATCTGCGCCGTTCCGGCCGCTAAAGCGGGGAGCGAGCTGACGGTGACGCTGTTTCCTACGGTGACAGTTCCGATGACAGTAGTGACTGATGCAGCTTGAACTGTAATTGCAGGCATCGTCACCACGTTTACGCTCACCACATTGGCTACGGTGACTGTGGATGAAAGTGCCCCTGAGATAACGGGTGCGCTTAATGTTACGACGGCGGGCGTTTCGGTAATCTGTAGGTAAATATCGCTCATGGTATGGTAATCCTTGGGCTTAATGTCACAACGCCTTCAAGCAATCGGGTAGCGATGCCTGCGCTAGTTACTTGAATTAGGTCATACTTCGCCCCAGCGGTAGGCACGAGCAAGCTGGCCGCTGACGTGACGGAAAGGCGAAGTTGGCCACCGGCCGCTGATACCACGCTGGTCGCAATCTGCGTGACTACGGTGCCCCCAGGCATCTGGCGGATCTGGGCGGTGAACGTTTTGTCCGTAAGACTTATGGCCCCCTGAGTAGCAGTGGTGAGGAACAGGTCGCGAGTCCAATCTGTTCCCTGCTCAATGGTGATGTTGTAAGAGGCGGCCATGTGGATCTCGGGTGGGCTAATGTCAAAGATCGCGGGTTGCGCCCTTCGTCCATGCTATTGAGATGAAAATTGAGGTTGTTGAGCCTGGCGCACCATATATTCCCTCGTTTTCGGTTCCGTTCACATATCCTTGAGCGGGTATGTTTATTCCATCGACGGTTAATGAGACTGAGTTGTGAGCAAAGAAATCGTCGCCGTATATCCCCGCCCAATTAACAAGATAATTTCCAGTTGGTCCCGTAGTTCCTTCAGATCTAAATCCTATTTCTGGCCATATATACTTTGTTTCTGGGTCGTAATATGATGAATTTTCAGTCAGGTTTTCAAAGGCCGCGAGAAAAAACTCAATACCAATTTGCCACCCAAAGTAATAAGGGGAAGTCTGAGAATTTGAGGTGAGCGAACCCTGGCAATTAAAGTATGCGGTTTCTTTATTTGTAGATTCTATAACATTCAGTCTTTGCTTCATTCTGTAGTTCGCGGGAATAAGTTCATCAAATTCGCTGGATGTGGTTTGGCTGACAGTCCCGTCAATTAACGGTGGGTTAACAAAACTTCCGCTACTTGTAAATTGCGGGTATTTATTTTCTCGCCTTACGTTCACTTCAAATGCTTTAGAGGTGGAATTTACACTGCCAGTTTCTGTGCCAGAATATCTAGTGTATGAGTGAGTTAGCGTTGCTGTGCATGTCCAGACGTTCACATTTAGCCACTCAAAGTATTTTTTTATTGGTATTTTAACGCTTTTTCTTGCGGCCCAATATGTATTGCGACCATCGGGTGAAGTTTCTGGTGGGGGTCCAAGATTAAACGCTGGAGCCTTGTAGCCTAGTTCGGAAATCATGTTTTAATTGTATGCCCCGACATATTCCTGCGTCATTTGAATGGCGGGGTATCCGTTAAAGGCAAATAAAGGAGTCATAATGTCAGTCTTTACGTTTTGCACGACCCTGTAGTCGGTTCCCCCTGACGTTGTGGCTTGGTATAGCCCAATCGTTATTCTGGCAAAAGATTGCGCACCAGAAGCGACTGCGGTTCGCGTAAGCGCAGTTGCGGCTGCCTGCGCCTTGAAGGTCATGGATGTGATCTCAAGATCTGAAATTACCGCCTCCAGATAGATTCGCGCTGGCACCGGGGTAAATCCCACCCAGGCGTTGATGTTGTTAGGTTGAATTGCGTTATTCTGCACCGTTCCCGGCCCCACTTTAAATTCGTAGGCGGTCGTCGTCGTTCTGACGTCCAATTTAAACGGATGGTCTGCAACTGAGCTGGCCTCAGATGCTGTCTTTGTCTTAATCGATAGCGTCGTTCCCCCGCTCGATCGCGTGAACGTGTAGCCCGTCCCCTGCTGAATACGGCACGAATCGACCATCTCGCGCAGGCGGTTTAGCTTGTCGACAAATTGCGTGACGTCAGGGTTTTTGACTACTGAAAACGCCCCGCACTGAAAGCTGTCGGATTTTTCGGATGACATATTTTAGGTGTAGAGGAAATCGTCCCAACCGCCCTCGCCGCTCATCTCGTATTCCTCGGTAATCGTGTAGCTACCGCTAACGCCTCTAGCGGAAACGTTGATTAGTAGAAAATTTGCACCCGTGGGCATTCCTGTTGGCGTGATCCCTGGGCTAGTGATCTTGCCCACCTTGGCGGCTATGGTCGGGCTGGCCGATTGATAAGTTTTGCGAATTACTAAGGACGGCGAATAGTAAGATTCCACGCCGCTAATTAGGTACTCGTAAAGTGCGATTGCCTTCAGCGGAGTGGTCGTATCGTCAAATGTAGGCGAACGGTCGGGAACTGAGATTGAGTCTTTAATTATCTTTTTATCGGCTGCCGATAGGTAAGTTTCGCCGAATGCCGGGTGTGCCTCAATCGGGACGGTGCGAACGGCGGCAATTATTTCGTAATTGGTACTGCCTGCCGTGGTAGATGTTTGCTGGATTTGGTATTGCGTTTGGATCTGCCCAGCCTCCGCATTGACCACGGTCTTGGCTTTGATCGTGCCGCTAATCCCGCCTGGAGCTGGAGCCTCCTGGTCGCCTATGTAGGTGATCGCTACGACTTTTTTACCCGTGTCGTCTACGGTGGTCGATCGTCCTGGCTGTTCGTAATATGCCATTATTGTGCTCCCTTTGATGCGCTAAAACCTGCTATGCCGTCAACAATCTCAGCTTTTACCCTGAATTTTCCAGAAGATAGGCCACCGTAAATGTCTTTTGTATAATCCTGCCCGCCGATTCGTGCGAATTGGCCACCGCCTCCAACCTTCTGCAAGGCGTCCGCAAGAATGGTGAGTTTGTTGTCGCCCTTTAATGGGGCAGCTACAGCATCCATGTTAGGCATTGCTCTGTTTCCTGGGTTTGCGGATATCGCCATCCGTTGATCAAATTCGGTTTGGCCTCTGGTAAATGCTTCCATAATTTTTTGTGGGCCATTTATAAGTTCTTTTATGTTCCCTCCCATTAGATCGGCAATTTGCCCGCCAAATTCGTAGGCTACGGCCTGAAGCCCCGCAAAAAGCCTTAAAACAGGAGTACCAAACTTGGCCGCAATATCTCCAAACAGATCCGTTATATTGTTTTTAATCCGTATAAATTCATCCTCTAACCCCTTAAGCGCACCTGCTGTCTCTATGGAGAAAGAACGCATACTATCGGCTTCTTCGCGAATTGACTCTGCGCCTTGCCCTAGAAAGGCAAGCATACCGGGGCCACCACGACTCATTAGATCTTTAGCTAATGCAAAGTCTTTCCCAGCCAATGCGCCGCTATGAAGTGCGTCGGCAAATTTCATTAGCTTTTCAGTAGGAGTCATTGTTACAAGTTCGCTCCCAGATATTCCTACTGCCTTAAATTCTTCACGCATTTTTGCTGCCTCTTCCCCTGTTCCATTAAATGCTTTTTGAGCGTTGGCCTCCATAAGTTGCATGGCCTTGGCAAGTGTTTCCATATCCACGCCAGACAACTCTGCTGCGTTTGCCATTCTCTGTAGTTCATCCGATGGGATTCCGAATCGCTTGGCTACGTCCACAAGGCGAGATGCCTTGCTGATAGCGCCTTCAAATCCAGCCGCTAGACGCTCCAAGCCAAAGACGCCAGCAAGGCCAGCCATCAATTCATGTTTAAACCTTGCGGCTGAATTTTGCAGCCTGGCAAATCCAGTTTCAAATGCCGATGTCTCAAGTCCTACGGATACTTTTACTTCACTCATTTAAACCCCGCAACTTTGGAAGAATGCTTAATGGCTATATCGATCTCTTTCACAATCTTGTACTTGGCTATGTCAAGAGCGTGCTGACCTTGGCTTGGCGACAATACTTTCGACACCCACGGAACCATGTTTGTGAAGGTAATGCGCGGATCTTTTTTTCGCATGCTTTGATCGTTGACCATGCCGCCTGCTCGTTTGCCAGCGTGCCTAGTTACCCACTGCGGAATGCCCCTAGATCCACCTAAAATCTTAGCACATGCAGCCCAGCCACCCTTAGCTATGCCTGACTTTTTCCAAACGCTCTGCTTGTAAGATGCTAAATCAGATTCTGAAACCACGCCTCGCGGCCGCTCCTGATGTCTGCCCACATCCTTTGTTTGCCGTTTGGAATTTGCATTTTTCACATTCCCGCGCCCCGCTGTTCTCATCGTCTGATGAAAAGCCTTCATCTGACTTTTCGTCATATAAGTATCGGTATCAGTAATCCAAACCGTGCCGTCTTTGCGTGTTAATACTAAGCGTTTATTTGTTCCGCCCATAACCTCTTTGAAATAGGCCATGCTTTGTGCATTAAGGCTTACAAAAATATAGTTTAGATCTCTAGCGATTGCCTTCATACCTTGCAGCCTTCCCTGCTCATCTCCGAAAGGTTGAGTCTGATAGGCAAGATTAACGCAAATCAGTCGCGTTGCTTTCTTTAGGGCTTCTGAAACATTTTTCCCCTTCAACACCATCCATTGCTTGAGCGCTTGCTGAAGGCGAGAATCGTCCACCCGCATGTAGACGGGCTGCAATCTCATTTTTGCCCTGCCTTTACCCGATCAATTACGAGCTGTTCTTCCGGGCTAACAAGATCGATCTCAGATCCCCTCTGCTTTGCACACGCAATATAGTACCAATGAGCTAAACCTATCGGCATATTCCAAGACCTAGTTTCTCCAAATCCGTGACGCACAAGCCAAGCGACAAGATCTAGCGCCATGGGTAGCGGGCATTTAGGCGCCTCTTTTTTATCAGTCTTATCGGCTGTCCAAAGCATCGGCACTGAATTATAGTCGTTAAAGTAAGTGACGAGTTTCTTTGATTCTCTTTCTAGTCGATCACCACGCAAAAACGTGTTTCGCAGGATTGTAAAAACACCAGCCTTGAGCGTGAATGTAGGCCATTCATTTGAGCAAATGGCCACTGCCGAATGAAGATCGGTTAGAGTGAGAGTCCCGCGACCTAACCAGATTGGCGATTGAATCGCCTCAAGCAGTAGGGCATGCCAAATCGAAAACGGCTTTAACTTCTTGCCCAATACGTAGTGATCTAGGTTTAAGACGCTCTCGGCAAACTTTAAATCTAGGGACATATTTTATGCCCCGGCTTCAGCAATCGGTTTAAGCTGCGTAATCGTATGCGGTACCGCGTAAAGAGACTTTTTTAACGTCTCCTGCGGTGCGCTTTGTTTCCGTGCTGGTAACTAAAAATGTTTTGCCCTTGTAGGTTACAGATGTGCTTGCGGTAAAGCCGTCATCAATGCCCTCAATGCTGATATCCAGTTTTTTGTTGTATGCTTCCGCAACAATGGGGGCGGTGTTTGCAGTTCCTGACTCAACGATGGATGTATCCACAGATCCGCTAATGGACACGTTTGTTAAGGCCAACCCTGATACTGTTCCTGAAAATGCCATATTAGGAGATTGTTGTCAGTTGCGTTGTGTTGGTTGTGAGTCGATTTGGTTCCGTTGGGCTTTCCCTGTATTCGTATGATGTAATTCTGGCGGTAGTTCCCATTGACCCGGTAAAAAGCGTCGGCAAGGATGCGCTGCCAACGGTTTCTGTGCTCCCCTCGCCCCTTGCGTATTTTTGAAAAACAGTAACTACAGCGCCGGTTGCGCCAACAATAGGAGCCAGCTCATTTGTGGTTACTACTGATTCAGTGACGTTAGAACTAACAGTGGTTCCGTAGATGTATGCCATACGCGGGAATAATCCGTGTCAATTAACGTGTCACAAAAAAGAATGCTGAAACCGTGTCGCCCATAGCCTGTTCGTTTCCTGAGCTTTTTTCGTCGGCAATATAAGAGCCATAAACCGTCATTCCAGAAGTAATTGCGGAGCAGATGGCCGAATTATTCCTAAGCCTTTCGCATGCCCAAAGGTAGAAAGCCGAATGGCTGACCGTAGTACCAGTCTCCTGCATAGGCGTAATTACCGTCGCATCGATTCTGATCTTTCTATCCGCCCCTGGATTGCCGTCGGATATCGGCTCTGCCGATTCGGCATGGATGATCAGAGCTGGAACCTGTAGATCATCAATCCTATGCCCAGCCTGAATGTTTAAGCCGGTAGGCTTAGACGGACTGACGGTGGTTAAGTAGCTGGTCAGTGCGTTTTCAAAGTCTAGGCGTAGGCTCATTTTCTTACGTCCTCTGGGGTGTTGAGCGTAAGGCTAGTCGTGCCGCTGTCTGTATTGATCCCGGCTACCCTTTTGCGAACGCCTGCAACCGTGATGACGCTCATCAGGCTGGGCGTTGTAACGCCTGCGCTTACATAAACAAATTCGCTGCCCTGGGGATCGATCATCCCACCGTAGCCAAGCTGACCCGTCTGCTCGTTTGACGTATAAAAGCCTGTAACAACTGTGCCGCTAAAAGATGCGGTAACGGGTGCGGCGGCAATCGCTTCGGAAAGGCCGCTGGTCATAAGTTGTTCCAGCTCGGTCACGCTGAACTTTTTATGTCAAAGCAGGCACAGCAATCCAGCAGTGTTCGGGGCATGGTGCCGGGTGCGGGATTTTTATGTATTCCCTGCCCCATCTTGAAAGGATGGCGACCAGCTCGCTTTCCTTGGCGTGGCTTTCGATTAGGAATGAAGTTTTTAAGTAGGCGGCAGGATTTGCAATCCCAGCCAGAATAGAATCCTCCGCGCCCTCCACGTCTATTTTTACAAAGTCGGGTACTCGCCCTGCACACAGTTGCTCAAAGGTTTGCTGGGTAATTTCAAGCGGTTGCCCTCCCGTGCCGTGCAGCGGGTGCGTTTCGCCCAGGTGATTCTGTTGCGGTTCGCTCGAAAGCCATAGGGTGCAAACGCCTGTCGATTTGCCGATGACCATTCGATAGAACTCCGTTCCCGTAATCTCTGGGCAGCGATCGTCTGGCTCGACTGCAATTACCCGATCAAAAAGAGGCTTTAGGAAATTTGACCAAGTTCCAAAGTTTGCCCCGATATCGACGGCAAGCCTGCGCCCGCACTTGGAAAGCAAGTGCTGGACGTGCGTATCTAACCACTCCTCGTCACGCATTTTTTAGAAGTGCGTAGGCAGCTAGGTTGCCGCCAGTTCCTTTGTTGTTTTGCAAGGCGTCTGGCCCCAAACCCTCCTGGCGAATCTTTAAGGCATTCGCGCGGTTTAATTCTGAGGTGTTGCAGACAAGCGTGGCAGTGCCTGCCTTGCGCAGTTCCGTGCTGATCATGTAATCATCCGCAAGGAAACGGGCGCGAGCCAATGGAGTCAGCCCAGCAAAGTCATTAGCGGCAACGGCTGACCACAGCTCGGCCTTCGGCATATCCGAACGCCGACACATCACGCCGCCGAATCCTTCCAGAATCTCAGCATTCCCGCCGTGATCCGGGGCGATGGCGTAGCCGGTAGATCCCGTCATAAAAAATCCGCAGACTCCAATCGCCGTTTTTGGTCTGTTATGTAGTTCTTCAGCGAGGGTCTGCAAAAGTCGTGGACTGTAGAGAATGTCGTCATCCAGCCAGCAAATCTTGTCGTCAGGATCCCCGCCTACTTCCAGCGGGCCGATAAACTTGGTCGCAGGCCCGTAGTCCTTCGTGCGGTGAATTTGTAATTTACCAGCATCAGCCAGCTCTTGTATCTCTTTTGGAATATCCCCAAAGCGTTCCCCTGTTCGCGCTAGTTTTTCGGGCACGGATAGTATGATCTGATCAGCTGGACGCGATTGGTTCAGCAGGCTTTTTATGGTGGGCAAAATTGTGCCGATCCGTTTCGGCGTTGTAGTTAAGCCAACGATGACGCGGTTTAAGCGATCGACAGGATCGGGCAACCGATCCGCCCCTGGCGGGATAGTTCCGTTTTCAATAAGATCCGCATCCCAGCGTAGTCCTGGCATCTTGGCATCTTTAGCAGTAACGGTGATCAGAATATCCCCGGCGGCTGCTCCCATCGCTTCATCAGCAGAGTGGACGATCCGATGGCGATCAGCCTGCTTGTTCCCGCGTTGAGTTATCAGCATGTGCTGGATTGCGTTAGGATCGTCTGCCGTGTCTGTGTACAGGGCGAGCGAGCGCAGGCAGTCCTCTGGCTCGCCAACGTGTAGTACGGTGATTCTTCCCCAGGCTGATCGGAATCCTTCCCTAACCAGAACATCGGCCTCTAGGTTTTGTTTATTTGCCCGCAAGCATTGCGCCATGAACTGCCGGGGCAAGTGTTTGTACCAACGATTCTCCTGATTCCAGTCGCTCGTGTGCGGCATAGAATCCACAATTCTCAAAAGATGGTAGGCAGAGGTAAAATCTCCGTGATCCATTCTATCTGCCGCAAGTAAGCCATGCGCCTCACGGCGGAGCGGGGAAAGTGTGATGGCTTTGCCCAGATGCTCCAATCGCTTTGCCCGATCGGAAAGCATCATGGAGGCTTGAGTGTGGAGCTGGTAACGCTCGGCTGGGCCGAGATCCGAATGCTCTAACGCTAACAGGCAAGGCCCGATGGCTTGCTGATATTCGTTCTTCAAAAAGTGCTCTTGCGCCAAGTAGTACCACTCCATGCCAATGCCGTTGATCCTGCTGGCGATGATTCGTTTGTTCCGCTCTGCGCTAGATATCTTTGGCCCATTAGGGGCATGAAGGATTTTAAGGTGTTCTGCTACTGCGATCTTTGTGTCTTTTGCTGGGGTGACTCTTTCGTGGATCTGTCGTTCCCAATGGGCTGGAAGGTTGCCGTCTTTCATCCTACAAAATATCCGCTCTCTGCGATTGTTCCTCATTCCTGAGTTCTGCACGTCGTATGTGGTCACAAGGATATCCCACTCGGTCTTACCTGCCTCCCTATCCAATATCGCTTGCCGATGAGCCTCTGCCTGACCTGGCTCAAAGATATCGTCGCAATCTGCCCAAATGACGTACTTGCCCGTGGCTAGGCTGAATGCCTTGTTTCTAGCGGCTGCAAAATTATCAATATGAGGCCAATCCTTGAACTCAGGGCTATTGTGGTACTCCTCGCACACTAAAGCCTCGCCAGCGGCTTCCTGTGCGCATTGGCGTACATTGTGCGCATCATTTGCGCCTACTGCTGGGACGACTACGACCTGATCCCATAGGCCACGGGACGACTCAATCAGTCTACGCAAAATCGCCCCCTCGCCGGGGCCGGCGATGAGGGCGATTGAGACAAGGGGGGTTTTCATTTTTTTAAGTGGGAAAGCTCGGACGCACCCCCCGATGCGTCCGAGCCACCCGGATGATTCTGTAACTTAGACCAAGCGAACGAGGCTAGATCCCGAACCGACTCCTGTTCCGTACAGAAGGATGTAGCTGCGGAAGGTCTGCCCAAGATTCGGGTTAAACCATTCGCGCATCTGCATGCTTAAGCCAGACTCTGGTTCCGTCACGTTCTCGACCAAGCCAGGGAAGTTCTCAGGAACTTCAGGCAAGCGAGAGGCAATCAAGAGAGCTTCCTGTTGAGCCGCAAAGCCCTTGGAAACTGCGCTGGGCAAGTTTGTGTAAGAGAACACGTTGATGTTGTTTACCAGACCGATGCGGCCCGTGCCGATCTTGTCTGCGTTCAACTGAGCGTTCGCCACGATGGACGAATCGTTCAAGAGGCTCGCGTAGTTGTCGGGAGACACTACGGCAAACCGATTCACGCCCGGAACCTTGCTATTATCCAAGGTATATCCGAGAGAGGTCACGCCACGATAGGTCAACGCACCGGCTGCAACCGATAGGCTGCTGCTGTAGTTGCCGCTCGTTACGTTTGCGAGTACGGAATCAACCATGCCCTTGCCAACCGCATAAGCGGCGGAAGCAGCAAAGCGCTCGATCAGATTGATCTGCGAGCTGGCTCTCTCGTCATCGCGGATAGCAACGGTCGAGTGGATCAGGTTGGACAGAGAGATTGTGCAATCAGTCTGCGTCCGATCGTTCGAGACGTATCCGGCGGTGGTGGAGTAAGCCGAGGCAGTGCCTACGGTTACGAGGTGGGTGGTGATGGTATCACCTTTGCGAGCGGGAACGTCCGAAAAATCGGTTACGCCCTGCGTTAAGAAAGGAAAGCGATCGACCAAGATCGTGAGTGCACGCTGGGCGATGGCTTTTCCATTCGAGACTGATCCGAGTGTATTTGCCATGGTGGTTTGTTATCCTTTGTTATTTGCGGGCGAACTTGAGTTGTTTGAAAATCTCCGCCGCCCGACGGGGATCTTTTTCTGCGTTGAAAGCCTTGAGGATTTCGTCGCGAGAAATGGGTTGGTTGGAGGCCGTTTCCAAGGGTTTGATTCCTCGGCTGGCTTCCAGTTCAATTTTGAGAGTGGCGAGTTCGGCTTTTGCACCGGCTTCGTCATTCTTGGAAAGATTGGTTTCGGTTGCTTCGACAGCAGGAGCTGCTTCGGTCTTAACTTCTTCAGCCTGAACTTCAGGCTCGGAAAGTTTGGTTTCTTCAACCTTGGCTGCCATCGCGGGTGCCTCTGCTTCAGGAGCTTCGTCACCTTGTTCGCCAGCGATGTCGGCTTGTTGTAGCGCAAGCAGGGCATCCATTTTGCCAGCAAGTTCAGCAATGGCCTTGAGGATATCGTTATGATTGGGCTCCATAACGGGAGCTTCTGGCGCCGGGGCCGCCGGTGCTGCGGGCGCGACTTCTGCCAGCGCTTCTAGTTTGGCCTCTTGAGCCGGTAAATTTTCGGTCATGGCTTTTTGTTTGCTGTCAACCAGTGCATGAAAAATTCCTGTTGGATTTGCGGCGGGCGTTAGAACGAGATCCACAGAATAGAGGCTTTGAACGTCTGCCAGTGTGGTTCCGTCCTCTGATGATCTGGGGATTCCGCTAAAGCTGATGGAAAATCCGATTTGCCCTGGGAGCGTGCTGATCAGCTCGCTAAAGTAAGAAAATCCAGTGTGGCTTTGAAACAGAGTTAGGTCAGCACGAACACGATCACCGTCTAGGCTAAAGTTTTCAAGATAGCCGATGATGTTTGAGATGCTGGAGCTATGATCGCTAAGTACCTTTACCTGACCCGCTTCGTTTCCACGCTCGACTACTTGGGAAAGAGTCTCTGCATCAATCACCATCCCGTGCCCTAATGCTGGGCCTGCGGTGATGACGCTGATCCCTTTAAATTTCTTTTCGGCCATATCGGCCAAACCGCGTCAACTCGTTTTCTTTTTACGTGTCTTTTTGTCTTTAAGACCAATGCTTTTGGCCACCATCGTCAGCTCTTTGTCGCTGAATTTAAAGTCTGGCTCGTCCTTCATCGTAAACGCTTCAGTTAAAACAGGAGCTTGCGTAGTTTCGGGTTGGATAACTGCCTCCAACTGCGGAGCTGGCGCTTCGGTAGTGGGAGCCGGAGCATCGGCTGGCGGTTCGGATGGAGGCGTGGCAGCGGGCTGTTGATTCTGGATAAATTGAATCTCGCTAACAGGGATGCCAGCCTCGGCGCACTTGGCTCGGATGTAGCTTTGTTCGGCAATCTTTTGATCAATCGCCTCCTGCCAATCGTCACCCCTGGATGCGTAGATCTCGGCGTATGTGGTAAGGCCAAGTTTTAGATCCTCACGATCGGCTGCGCTGTCGCGACCGGCGTCGATCGTCGTCTGCTTTGGCGTGTGATAGGCCGCTTGCCACCAGCGATCCATGCCCTTGGGCACAGTCAGATCTTTGCGCTTAATTCCCTTTGCCAGTGCCCAGAGGCGAACGCGACTGACCAGTTGCGTAATTACGGTCTGTGCAATTTCATCGAAACGCCTTTGTGCCTGCGCAAGCACAAATCTCTGGGAAGGCCCGGATAGATCCGCTTTCCATAGGTACTCGTAAGGCAAGCCCAAGCCAGTTGCGGCCGCTCGCAAAAATTGATCCATGAAGTCTTGCAGATTCGGGCTGGGCCGATCGTTCTTTAGTTCACGCAAGCGGCGACCTTGAGGAATGTTCCAGATTGCGCCTCCGCCTAGAATTTTATCTGTCGTAATGCCGTCATCGCTTGTGCTGTCGTTGCCAAAGAATCCAGTGCTTCCCTCGCCTTCAAGGGCCAATCCGATTTGACCCACCCGCTTGGCTGCGCCTGTTTCGTATTCCAGAATCTCATCGCGATCCTGAAGTAGATTTAGGCAGGTAACCAATCTGGAAAGGCTGCGCAGCTCGTCGGCTCGATCGCGTTCAGCCAAGACAATGACGTCGGCGGCTTGCACCTCGCTGAATTTGTCGCCGTCTCCCGTGCGGATGTAGTAGGAAAGAGGGCGTCCGTTGCCATTGACCCGCACTCCGTCGATCACTTTTGAATCGTTGATATATACAGGAGTCGAGCAACGGTGAGCTTCAATAAGCTGCAACATCGGCCAGCCATCTCCGTTATCGGTTAATAAAATAAAGAGTTCATTATCGCGCAGCATCGTGCGTGTGGCCACTTGCTGAAGCGTGTTAAAATCCAAAAGCCCGCGAACGTCGCAAGCCAGCGACCAGTTGTGAAACCACTCCTCTGTGGCGTTGTTCCATCCCTCGTCCTTGGTTCGGCTTTGGCATTTGATGCCAGGGCCAATCGAATTGCGAGTCATGCAATCAATCGCCCCGCGTACTACTGGATTGTTGTAGTACATGTAACGCGCAAGACCCAACACCTGCGTGCGGCTGGCGGTTGTGACGTCGATTCGGCTATCTTGTGGCGGCGTGTAAATGTAGCGCCGCTTTGTGTAGTCCTGGGCACCTGCCCGAATCAAACGACCGAACCAATTTCCCAGAGGCATATTAGGGGTA